AGGACTGTTGTATGACGAAGCTAGAGGAACAACAACATCAAGTGCTAGACGTGAAACGCCAAGTATGGTGTTTGGTATTTCTACTCCAGGGCCTTTAGATAAACGTCATGATTATCCTACAACAAAGTATGGCACATCCGAACAGAAAGCAGACGTGCCTTATAACAGATTAGGCGGTAGTAGCTTTGTTATGGATGACGGCGACGACAAGCTAGTCAGAGCCACTCATCCTGCAGACGGCCCGCCACTTTATGTAAACAAAGAATTTGGCGAAGCCGGCGGTGACGTAACTATTCCTCAAAATGAGTGTATGCGTTTTAGAACAAGGACCGGACATCAGATTTTGTTGCATAATTCTGAGGATCTGATTTATATTTCAAATTCAAGAGGCACAGCCTGGATTGAATTATCTTCAGATGGAAAGATTGATATCCATGCACAGGATAGCATATCGATTATGACTAATCAAGATTTTAATTTTAGTGCAACAAGAGATATTAATCTAAAAGCTTCGGCGTTATGGAGTGATGGTCAGCCTACAAAAAATGGAATCGAAAGCGGAAGAATTCATATTGAAAGCGAACATAACTTAAATCTTGTTAATGGTAAAGGTTTGTCATTTAATTCTGGCGCTGACCTAGACTTTAATGTTGCAGGCCAATTAAAACTGTCATCAACTGGCGACATGAATATCGAATCCGGCGGCAGCATCTATAAAAAAGCCGCTTCGTCTGTCCATGAATTTGCAGGCGGTAATTGGTTTAGAAAAGTTACTAGTGATATAGTCGACGATGCTTCAAATTTATATACACAGATTGGAAATAAAATTAATGTTACATCAGGAAGTGATATTAATGAACAAACAGGTGGCACAAAAAATACTCTAGCTGCACAGAATATTAATATTACAGCATCAGCTGGCTCATTTAATGCTAGCTCTAAAACTGATTCTAATATTACATCAGAAGCGAACACCAATATAAATTCTAAAGGAAATATATTAGTAACTTCTGCTCAGATAGATTTAAATGGTCCTACTGCTCCGACTGCAAGTATAGCAAGTAAAGCAGATGTTGGTACAACAGGAAATACTCCTACTGCTCCAACTCGCGCAGGCGCAGCTGGAAAATTAGATACAATTCTGTTGCCATATATGATTCCAGGAGAGAAATTCCCGGTTCTATATGAAAGTATTTTATGCAGGGCTCCACAACACGAACCGTGGTCTCATCATGAAAATTATAATCCTCTTGCATTTAAACCTGTAGAAACTGATAGAGAAATTCCCGGAGATCTTGCACCAGTTGATAGAGTATTAACTCCGGATACATTTTTAAAAAATTTATCAGGATTAAAAAATAGCGTATTCGTCGAAGGTTCTGGAGGAGTCGGCGGCCAGTCGGGAACGGATGATATAAGTTACTCTCGAAATGGATCCCCGGGTAATTCAACTCCGCCAACTGGATCAGGACCACTTGATACAATTACTACTAGAAATGGACTGTCAACTAAAGTTGCTGCAATATTTAAAGAAACTTTTCAGAATTTCGTTGATGATCTAGAAGCATCAGGATACAAGATTAACGTACTTTATGGATATGCTAACAGAAATACAATCGGCGGCTCAGTAAAAAGTTGGCATGCTTCAGGCGCGGCTATTGATATTAATCCTGCACAAAACGGTTATAGAAATCCTAGAGTTAATCCAAAACCACAACCAACAGACATGCCAGTAGATACAGTTCGTCGTTTGTGTAAAAAACATGGCATAGGCTGGGGCGGAGACTGGAATTCTGCTTCGGATGCTATGCACTTTAGTATGGCAAGAAATGAAGGAGGTACGTTTGATTTAACAAGAGGAGTAATACCGGGATTTGCTTCAGATCCGGCAAACCCTCCTAAAGAAGACGAGTTGGATGCTGGCAGTGAAGGCGTCGATGATGCAGATACTACAACAAATACAGGACCACAATAATGTCAACTGAACCTCAAATTACTCAACAAGAACGAAAATTATTAGATTTTATTGCTAAAGGAGAAGCTAATAAAAAAGGTGATCCTTATGCTTCAGTTTATCCGAGCTCTTCGGAACCCCGACTCCCCCAAATGACTTTAGATCAAGTAAGACAATATCAGAGCCAGCGACTTCGTGCCGGATTTAAATCAAGTGCAGTTGGAAGATATCAATTTATTAGTAGTACTTTAGAGGAAGTTATTAAAAAATCTGGACTTTCTCGAGATACAAGGTTTAGTAGCTCAGTTCAAGATTTTTTAATATTAGTACGATTAAAAGTTACTAGAGGGTTAGAAGAATGGAAAGCTGGGACGCTTCAATATAGATCTCCAAACAATGATATTTCTTTCCAAATTAAATTGGCACAGGAATTTGCTAGTATTCCTGTGCCAATTCCTACGCAAGGCGCAAAAATATATCTTAGCAAAGGGCAGAGTTATTATGCAGGCGATGGCCTTAATTCTGCACACCATAATGCTGAAGTATGTTTGAGAGAATTGGCTACTATTAGAGGAGCAGGACCTGGCGAGATTGAGCAATTACTTATTGAAGCAGGCGAAGCAGTTGCTCTTCCGCCAGAAGGTTCAAGTGCTTATACTCAAGCACAAATCAGAGCCGGCGGCGGCCAAACTGTTTATGGTTCATATGCAAATTTTGGCGCATCTGGACTATCAGCAACTACATTACCTGAAGCTAATGCACCTTACGAGTATGAATTAATTGACAGCTTAGATAACAGATATGATTTCAGGACTGGAAAAAAGATATACGAGTTATGGCAAAATGGCACCAGTTCAGCAGCTTCATTTGGAATGCAATCGAGTAATGGCCGTCCACCGGTAAATGATGTAGGAAGAACTAACTATACTACCGAAGAGCAAGAAGTTATTAATAGTAATATTGATCCTGATACTAATGATCCTAGAGGTCCATCACAGATACCTGGAGTAACACCGATAACACAAAATGTCGATCCTGACGCCACTGATCCTAGGGGAAAACAACAACTTCCAGTATCGAGTCAAACTTCGCCATTAGAATCTACTCCAACTCCTTTGCCTGATAATAGTTTTTCATCAGCCCCGCCGGCGCCCGATAGCGAGCCAGAAGAAGTTGAAGAAAATATTACATTCTCAGAAGATGATTATAAAGCAACATTACCAAGTAGTGACAAAAACCCGGCAGTTAGGATAGTTAATAGTGATGGTAATTCAGTCACTACTTTACTAGCACAAGGTGACGGATTCGTACTCGAAGGTGTAACTTTTGTAGTAGAATCAATAACACCCGACGGAACAGTTAATGTAAAGTCAGAAGGCGGCGAGTCTCTTACTTTCACTCAACAATACATTTAATGATAAATACTTTACATGAGCACATTAGAGAAAAATTTATATAAAAGAGTTACAGTAAATTCAGGTCCGAGGAATACAGCCTCTGGCCGAACTTATAGAGGATTCTCTAGCGTTAGTACTGCAACAGAGAATTTTGCCTTGTATGATTTTGAATTAATTAAGCAGGATATTATTAATCATTTTCATATTCGTCAAGGCGAGAAACTTAGCAATCCACAATTTGGTACTATTATTTGGAGCGTTCTATTTGAACCATTTACAGATGAATTAAGAGATGCTATTGTAAATGATGTTACAGAAATTGTTAATTATGATCCACGAGTAAAAGTAGAATCTATATTTGTAGATACTTATGAAAGTGGTATTGAAGTTGTCTGTGCCCTAACATATTTGCCATATAATATATCAGAAGAACTACAATTTCGTTTCGACCAATCGTTATTGCAATAAAATACGCATATAATAAAATATGATAAATACCTTATAAAGAATATAAGGAAAATCGCATGTCTTCAACTGACAGACAGTCAAGGTTACTAGTTACACAAGACTGGAAAACAATATACCAATCCTTTAGAAACGCAGACTTCCAAAGTTACGATTTTGATAATCTGCGTCGTACAATGATTAACTATTTACGTCAAAACTATCCAGAAGATTTTAATGATTATATCGAAAGCTCGGAATACCTTGCATTAATTGATCTTATTGCGTTCTTAGGTCAGAACCTAAGTTTCCGCGTTGATCTAAATGCTAGAGAAAATTTCCTTGAAACAGCCGAAAGACGCGAGAGTGTTTTAAGACTTGCAAGATTGATTTCATATAATCCAAAAAGAAATCAGTCAGCTAACGGATTGCTAAAAATAGAATCAGTAACAACTAGCGAATCTGTTTTTGATAGCACAGGCTTAAATCTATCAGGTAAAACAATACGTTGGAATGACAGATCAAATTCTAATTATTTTGAGCAATTTATTAAAGTATTAAATTCAGCGTTGCCTGTAAACAATAGCATAGGCCGCCCATTATCTTCTGAACTGATCGAAAACGTATCAACAGAACAATATAGATTTAATGCATTAAACACAAACGTTCCTATATATAAGTTTAACAGAAGTGTCGAAGGCGTTCCTACAAAGTTTGAAATCGTAAGTACAGCAATTTCGAATGGTTCGATTGTAGAAGAACCGCCGCTGCCCGGCAACAGCCCATCATTTCTTTATAGAGACGACGGCCAAGGTGCTGGGAGTTCAAACACCGGGTTCTTTATGCATTTCCGTCAAGGTGAATTAAAAAATGGCGATTTCTCAAATGCCAATCCGATTCCTAATCAGATTATAAACATTGATACTCCAAACATTAATAATAGTGATGTATGGCTTTATAGTGTCGATTCAACTGGTTTAGAAAATAAACTTTGGACCAAGATTGAAGCAGTTGAAGGAAATAATATTATCTACAACAGTTTGTTTCGTGGAGTAAGAAATGTTTATGCTGTTACAACAAGAACCGAAGACAGAATTAACTTAGTATTCAGCGATGGCGTGTTCGGCGACTTGCCTGCTGGTAATTTTAAGATCTATTATAGAACAACAGACAATAGAAATTCAGTAGTTAGTCCTAACTCG